ATGGACGTAGCCCATAATGATGTTATTGGATCAAGTTTCTACATGGACGAAGCAACAGGTAGTGTAGGAACTGTATCGGTTAGTATAGGATAGTGAAATGGCTTGGACTTATTCTTCATTAAAAACTGCAATTCAAGACTACGCTGAGTCTACTGAAACATCTTTTACCAACCATTTAGATGATTTTATAAAATCAGCGGAAGAACGCATTTTAAAAGCCGTTCAATTAGACGACTTTATTAAAAACGTAACAGGAACAGCAACGTCTGGTTCTGCATATTTAGGAGCACCTAGTGACTTCTTATCCTCCTTTAGTTTAGCGGTTATAGACAGTGATTCTAACTATAACTATCTAAGACTAAAGCATCCAAGTTTTATTCGGGATTACACACCTGCATCTTCCACTACGGGAGAACCAAAGTATTACGCTGAGTTTGACGAAAATACTTTTATATTGGCACCGACGCCAAATTCAAACTTTACATTTGAGTTACACTATTTTTATAGACCCTCATCCCTTACTTCGGCAGGTGATTCTGGTACTACGTGGCTTTCTACTAATGCTCCCAATGCACTATTGTATGGTAGTTTAGCAGAAGCAATGATGTACCTAAAAAATTATGAGACATCACCCATCTATGAGCAAAGATTTCAAGAGGCATTAGCCTTAATGAAAAACCTTGGGGAAGGTAAGTCCACCCGAGATCAATATAGATATGACCAAGTAAGGAGATCACCACAGGCATGAAAATAAAAGAACTCGACGGGGCGAATATCGCCATCGTCGCAATGGGCGAAAGCCAACTAGACTATCACTTAGCTATTTCTCACGGCAACGAGTTTGACGAAGTTTGGGCAATAAACGCAATGGCGGGAATTGCAAGGCAAGTTGATAGAACATTTATGTTAGACCCAGCCAGCAGATTTTTAGACAGCGATGCTGCGGGAAGCCAAACGCATCTAATGCAAAAAGTTTTAAAAACTCATCCAGGACCGATATACACCTGTGAACTAGATGACCGATGTGAAAACTTAGTAGAGTTTCCTCTTTTAGAGGTTATTGAAGAAACAGGAAGTTCTTATCTAAACAATACTGTTTGTTTTGCTATCGCTTTCGCTATGTATAACAAAGTTGGTCGGATTAATATGTTCGGAGTTGATTTCACATATAAAGGAAACCTTCACTTTGCAGAAGCAGGAAGAGCTTGTGTAGAGTTTTGGTTGTCTAAGTGTATTTCTGCGGGAATAGTCGTAAGTGTAGCACCAAGATCAGGGTTACTAGATACAGATGTACCGATTCAAGATAAAGTCTATGGTTACCATCGTTTAGACAACCCTCCTTTAGTTATGTTTGACCCTGAAACGAATGAGTTTTACAAGGTTGGTTTCAATGAGTACAAAAAAGCAAAAGAAGAAGAGAATAGAAAAAATGCAGAATTAGTGCCTATTTTAAGCACACCACCAGAAGCAAAAAGATATTGATATGATTGAGATAGACACAGTTGGCGGATTAGGGAATATAACTGTTGATACACAACAGTATAGAGGACACCCACCTGAGTACTGGGCAGAGAAAGCTACAGAAAGAATTTGTGGTATATCTGAAAACGCTGCACCACACATCAAACAACAAGCAGAAGCATTTAGACTATCTATTTACAACACAATACTTTATTATATAAAGCAGAGCATCAATAGTGAGCGATGCACTATGAAAAACATTTTAGCTAAACAGGGTCATGACGATTTAGCTAAGATACTAACGGAGATAAAATAATGGCAATAACCTCAACATTAACAACTAGCTTTAAAAAAGAACTGCTAGAAGCAACACATAATTTTAAGGCTTCTGGTGGAAACTCTTTTAAACTAGCGTTGTACACAAGTTCTGCTACAATGGGCGCAGCAACTACGGCATATACAACCACAAACCAAGTTACTGGTACAAACTACTCTGCAGGTGGTTCTGCTCTTACTAATGTAGCACCAACAAGTGGCGGAACGACAGGATTCACTGATTTCGCAGACTTGACTTTCGGTACAGCTACTGTTACCGCTAGAGGCTGTTTAATCTATAATGATACAGCTAGTGGCGACCCTTCTGTAGCTACTATTGATTTTGGTGGAGATAAAACGTCCACAGCAGGAGACTTTACAATAGTTTTCCCAGCAGCAGCAGCAAGTACAGCTATTATAAGAATAGCTTAGTTAAAAATGGCAGCGATCACGGGTTGGGGTCGAGGCACGTGGGGCTCGGATACTTGGGGTGAACCCAATCCTGTTACCCTTTCAGGTCTCGCAGGAACAAGTGCCCTTGGCACTGTTACTCTTAAATGTGACAACAATATTACTGTTTCAGGTCAAGCAGGAACTGGGGCAGTAGGAACACCCACTTTTGATTGTGAAGCCAATGTAACTCCTGCTACTCAAGTTGCTACAAGTGCGCTAGGCTCTCCTAGTGTAGATGCCGAAGCCAATGTATCAGTATCAGGGGTAGCAGGAACAGCAGGTGCCCCCACAGCAGGGGTTAATGCGCAAGCAATAGCTGTTCTTCCGAGTGCGGTAGGAACATGTGGTGCAGTTTCAGTAGATGTTGACGGAGAAGCAACAGTACCTGTTTTATGTGGTGCAGCAACAGGTGCACTAGGAAGCGTTACAGTTTATCATAATGTTCAAATTACTCTAACAGGACTAGAAGCCACAGGTAGTGTAGGAACAGTAACTTCGATAGCAAAAGCAACAGTTACCCTAACAGGACTAGAAGCAACAGCAGGAACACCAACTGTTAATGTTTGGGGATTGATTGATGATAGTCAAGATCCAAGTTGGACAGGGGTGAGTGATAGTCAGACACCTAGTTGGTCTAATATAGACGATAGTCAAACCCCAGAATGGGAAGAAGTGGCTTAACTTTTATAGAAAAAAAGTATATAATCAATATAGCAAGAGGATTAAAAAATGGCAAGCACATACGTTAATGACCTAAGATTAAACGAGATGGCTACTGGAGACGGTAGTGGAACTTGGGGAACAACAACTAATACAAATCTCGAACTTATTGCAGAAGCCTTTGGTAGCGGTTCGGAAGCACTATCCGATGCTTCTACGGCAACTATTACGATGCAAGATGGGGCAAGTGATGCTGCTAGAGCAATGGCACTTACGCTTACAGGTTCTTTATCACAAGCATGTACTGTAACTTTAGCCCCCAACACAGTTAATAAGTGTTGGGTTATTAAAAACAGTGCAGGAGCTACAGTAACAATTTCACAGGGAACAGGATCAAATGTAGTTATACCCAATGGCAGTATTAAAATGCTTGTTGCGGATGGCGCAGGTTCAGGTGCAGCAGTAACAGACGTATTGGCTATGACTTCTGGTACAGGTAATGTCGGTCTAGGTTCTGGCGCACTCGGTACAGCAATCACAACAGGAACGGATAACGTAGCCATAGGTGATTCTGCTGGAGATGCAATAACAACAGGTTCAGATAACACTTTTGTTGGAGACAATGCTGGTGGAGTAAACACTACAGGTGATGAAAATGTAGTTATTGGTTCTGATGCGGGCGCAGCAAATACGACAGGAGGTATGAATGTTTTTGTTGGTCGTGATGCAGGTACAGCAAATACAACGGCTAGTAGTAACACTTTTATTGGAGAAAGAGCAGGAGCAGCAAATACGACAGGTGATGAATCAGTTGCAGTAGGACAATTTTCTTATTCAGCCAACACAACTGGGGTAGATAATGTTGCCATAGGTAGAAGTGCTTTAGCAGCAAATACAACAGCCAATCATAATGTTGCTGTTGGAAGACAATCAATGTTAGTAAACACCACAGGAGGAAATAACACAGCCATTGGGTCTAGGTCTTTACAAGCAAACACAACAGCTTCTAACAACGTAGCAGTTGGTTATGATTCTTTATACGCTAACACCACAGGTGCAGAAAATACAGCAGTGGGTAGAGATGCACTGTCAGCAAACACCACAGGAGAATATAATACCTCAGTCGGTAGGTCAGCTTTAGCAGCAAACACCACAGGCGCAAGAAATACAGCTGTGGGTTACTCAAGTGGAGCTGCTCTTACTACAGGTAATAGAAATGTCGCTTTGGGACATAATGCTCTTGTTGCTGAAACAACTGGAAACTATAATGTTGCAATCGGTTATGGAGCACTAGACGCAAGCACTGGCGGAACCTCAAACAACACAGCCGTTGGTTATAATGCACTGACAACAACTACGACAGGGGACGACAACGTTGCAGTGGGTT